CAAAAGGCCCCTCGAGTCCGTTAGGATCTCGAGACCCCGCGTGTAAATGTGGAACGCACGCGGACGTTCTTGACTCTCAAAAGAGGGTTCAGGTACGGAAAGATTGCTCTGTTCCGCCTCCTGGAACCACTTCAGGAGACCACCTTCACCATCGACCCTATAGGGCCGTTTCTCTTCGCGAACAGCGAGGTGCTTCTCCCGCCAGACGTGATTACTGGAATCCCAGTAAGCACGCCAACGAGTACGAAGCACCGTGTCTTTCGACACAGATGATGAAGGCAAAGTTGATGACTCGAGGACATGCCTCGGGTGTACCAAGACGATGGGATCGAGGACCCCATCCATCAACTTGACCGTCTGCCAGAGTCCGTTGCGCTAGCAACGGTTCCGGAAGTCGGTCGCCCGTCGCATGAGAGCTGCATCCTGCCGGGATCTGGGAAGATCCGCGCGCAACCTGACAACGGAAACATCTTGACCGTTGAAATAGTCGCGACCGCAAGATTCTCTGAACTGTCCAGTCCAGAAACTCTTGTGCTTGTTCACCTTGAAACCAAAAGCTTCAAGGTAATGAACAACGGCAGCCACCGCATCTACAGGGACGATAATATCGTCTCCGTAGACGCTGACGTCAACCCCATATTGTGAGGTTGAGATGCGGTGACCTGACTCCTTCATACCGAGGATAGCTAGCGTCGAAAAGGCGATAGCTTCCAAGGGGAAGGTGAGGGACGACCCCATTGATGCGTACTTGGACAGAGATATGATATCTCCGTTCACGTCCGCCTTCGTGGAGCGGCAGGCGAGCACGTAGTCGAGCAGATGAGGCCACTTTGAAAGTAGCTTTTCTACCAACATGGTGTGCACACGATCAGAAGCTTCACTCATATCGAGTGTTGCCAAGCGACCATCAATTGAACCTTCACAGGCCAATCTCTGGTTACGCGTCTGATCAGCGAATCCGATGAGATGTGTAAGGGGAGACCTTTCCACATACTCACGGAGCCGCCGCCACAATCCTTGCTGAGCATACTGCATTGCAGACGGCTCAATAGCAATGATACGTGGCTTTGACTGCGTTTTTGGAACAGTGATAACCCTCACGGGCAACTCACTGTCCTCACCCTCATGGGCGAAGGACCACTGGTAGTGCGCATTATAAGCGTACCGCCAGCGGGGAGCGACGCAATTGAGCCTTTCAGGCCAATAGCGGAACTCCCAACGCTCAGGATGCTCAAGCCTCTCGGCAACAGCACCTGGGCCATGTCCAGGTATGAGAGCAAAATTGGCGACATCTCTCTCGAGAGCGTCAAAAAGCTCACCATACACCTCGGATGAAACGGATTGGAATGACTCCCAATCCATCTCACCAGCGTGGTCTTCGAACCACTTACCGAGGTCCCGGTCAGTCTCGATATAGCCATCAAGAGCCTTCTGAGTCCTTTCGGACGAAGTCGGTCTCTCGACTTTGTGAGTGAGGTAACACACCTCGCGCACGGCCCGGATGCAGGTATGATCCGGTATATCGAGAATAGCACCATCGTCATTGAAGACACGAAGAAGGAAACCCCTAAGAAAAACGGGGAGCCCGCCCAGACATTGAAATTTGTCAGGGTCGTCTTCGGCCAATGCCCCTCCGCTAGGCCCTGTTCAAGGGCCTTCGCGAAGAGTGGCAGGGTAATGGTTAGAAAACCATCACCCTCGTCTTCCCACCGCAATGCGAGCGTTCGCTCGTCCAGCGCGGTAGTAGTGTCACACAGTAG